CTTAGGTTTCCATCAGCAAAATCTTTGGCTACATCTAATGTAGTGTATTTTGGATTATCTGCGTTGCTGTCGTTATGATATTTCACAGAGAAATCTAGCATCTCTTTAGTGGTTCTAAAGTTAACACCGGATCTAATCTTTTCTATAATATCCAGGTTAGTAAAGTATTGACTATCCGGACTACTATCTAAGTTAAATATTCGTGTGTTGATAGTTGTTAGCTGATTTACAATGGTATCTTTGTTATCACTATCTGCTTTAAGTAATGACATAACTTTACCAAAAGCAAATTGATTTTCATCTATTTCTATGTTTCTTAATTTTACAGCCTGGTCATCTCTATCAATAATGAACTTGTCATTATCAATAATAAATCCCCTCATTTTCTCCAGGGCATTTAGCATTTGAGTTTCATCCATAGTAATTAATGCGTTCATTACTTTCTTTGGTAGTGTGTTTAATATCTTCCGGTCAGCCTCAGTACTAGCTGAATATTCCCCATTCTTCTTATCTTTAAGTTTAATAAGTACAGCCACAGCCTTCTGTGTATTGCTGTATAGATCATCCGGTTTTTTATTTGTAAGTAATGCTGAATTGAGAACAGTTAAACTTGCGTTAAATATGTTATCATTAAACTCTTTACGCAGACCTTCTATGTTAGATACATCTACCTCGTTCTCTATTGCTAGGTTTAGAAACTCCTTAAATACAAAATCATAATATGATTTAGATCTAAAATGTTTAGCTGCTAATTCTCCTTTAGATTTTATCTCCGGTGGTATTTTAGGATCTTGTAGTACATCTCCACCACCTTCATACATAATATTTTTATCTAGATTGTTAAAAAATATTTCCTTAGATGCTGCAAATAAAAGTTTCTTTTTCTTTTTCGCAGCAGCGATCTCAGTATCCATAAAGGAATTGAGCTGCGTGTATCCAAACAATCCAAGATCTGCGTTAAGTGATTTACCTAATCTTACATCACTATCTGAAATAGCATCTGTTAGACCTTCTACGATAGCCTCTACCTGTGGTTTTACTTCTGCATATTTTTTATTATCAAGCTCTGCCTGTTGTAGTAAAGCCAGGATCTTCTTTTTACCAAAGACCTTCATAGTGTCTAATGATTGTGCTAGATAATATTCATTAGCTGTAGTGCCAAAGATACTATAACTATCTCCTGGTCCACTTACTTGTTTCTTTTCTCGTTCTGCTAATGATTGTTGTTCATCTGTCCTATCTTCTTCTTTGATAGCCTTGGCATCATCAATCTGTTTATTCCAATTGTAGATTGTTTCTAGCTGTTCCATATCCGGAGCTTGTTCTACTCCATATACTTTAGCTCTTTCTTTTGCCACTCCCTGTAGGCTCTCAAAAACAAACTTGTTCATTGAGGCTAGATCTGATGCGATCTGCTGTTGATAATTGACTAGACTTTTCTCAGCAGCAAAACTAGGTGTAGGTATTTCTAACCTGGTAAGCCTTCGTCTATATCTTGGGAGCTCTGCCATAAAGTCTTATACCTTTTTAAATTCTATGTTGAGTTTGTCATAAAACACTTTCATTAGATCTTCAGACTTATCTACTGCATCCGGAAATCTTCTATCTACCTCTTGAGCTATAACTCCCTGGTAACGATCCGGATCTCCTTTGTAATTAAACTCATAGATGTTTAATCCTGTTTCCGGATCTATTTTTATAAACTCTATATTTTCTTTAGCTGCGATATCACTTGTTTTGCTCATTGTAGGAAATGCATTAGGAAATGCCTTTGGTCCATATGTCATACCGGCACCAGCTACCTTAGTAAGAACACCGGCAGCAGCTTTCTTGTTAGCTGCCTTTTCTGTATTCTCTGCTGCTACATTATAACTAGCCTGTTCGTACTTACCCATTTGTAATGCGATAGTTGAGTTATCCCTGGCTATAGTAAAATCATTAACACCTTCTCTAAGGTTATATCCCATAAGAATATCTCCGGTATCTCCGGTAGATAATGGATCAAAGTTTCCGGCCCCACCTTTTGCATTGATCACAGCCATATTCATATTAATTTGTTTAAGGACCTGGATACCTTCTTCTTTAAAATTCAATGCATCCTTTCTGCCTTTTACAACAGCAGCCTGTCCTTGAGCTCTGTATAGATCTGCCTCTACCTTTCCGGCATCCTTAGTTGCCTGGTATTCTAAAAATGTTCCACCAATTGCTGCACCAATTAATGCTATCTCTACTCCACTCATATTACCTCCTATTGACCCACAGACACTTTGTAATCCAAACTAAGTACAGTTAGGAATACAGGTTGGTCCTGGCTAATTGTTATCTTTGCCTCTCGTTCAAAACCAAGAAAGCCTGGTGTTTTCTTTACTCCGGTAAAAGCAGTAACTCCTCCTATTCCGGATACCGGTAGTGTCTTTAGAGGGATCTGCCTACCATTAATAGTAATGTTCTGCGTTTTATATAAAACAGGAGATACCTCTAAAATTCTTTTCTTTTGTCCTTGGATCGTTCCGGAAGGCAACCTGGTTTCTACAGGATTGGTTGTAACATTTATGCTGAATGGTAGACCGGCCTCAATATAACCTGTTGGTACATCTCCTACTGTAATGTTGCCACCGGATACTGATACCTGGGGATCTATAATATCATCTCTAATTACATCTACTGTTTTGCCATTTATATGTGAGTATCCGGAATATGTCGTACCGGAAAACCCCGATATAATTTGGGCCCCACTATCTGTTGTAAAGTCGTCATCAAATACCTCTACAAAATATTTGGTAGCTCCACCTATTGTTCTTTTAACAACAACAAATATATCATCTAGATCTACTGAAACATCAGTAAATATACCATCAGTAACAAGTAATGATGGTGCTACAATGTTTTGTCCTTTGTTTAACATATAGGCAGCTATACCACCTACAGAGTTCGTAGAGGCAGCTCTATAACCGGAGCTGTCTGTTCCATTAAGGACCATAAGTAAATCGCCCTCAGTAGTATCTGTGGCCCTTCTAAGAGCTAATCTCTGTGGATCTACAATTAGATGCGATGCCAGGAGGGATATGTTGTTTGCCACATAAGATAATTCAACATCAGAGAACAGCAGCTCTCTAATACTTTTACCTTGTCGCTGAATAAATAATGTTCCACCTTCAGCAGCCTGGGGCCTAATATTTTCTTTAGCTCCTCTTTTGGTTGCTGATTTAATAACAATGTTACTAGGTGTAATAGGATCTAGATCTCCTTGGGGAACAAAGAACTCTGAGCCTGTGGTAAACACCTGGAGATCTCTACCGGATCTGAGAGCTGTGATAGAGTTAACTTGGTCAGTAGCCAAGGTAACCTTTAATGCATCATCGTCTAATCCTTCTGATGCTTTGAAATTAAAAAAATCATTTACCTTAGATCCAAAGAGAGTTGATGGAAGGGATGCAGCTCCACCAAAATATAATCTACCTTCGTGAAACGTAGCTGTCTTAGGCCAACCTCTACTATCACTCCAGGTATCTTCGTATCCTCTTTCAATAATATATGTATTACTTGCTACAGCACTTGTATCAAAAAATGGAACCTCAGTTATTCCTTTTACTTCTGTGCCGGATATAAACTGAGTTATTCTTAATCTACCAAATCCATCATCAACCTCAATAAACTGATCTATATCTGCACTTGTAAAGATACTAGATCCGGCTGTGATTGTTACTGTACCATCTACTTTATCCGGTGTAATTGTTGTAGCCGGTCTAGTTGTTACAATAGTAAATGCGTGTTTTGGTATTGTTAAAGATCCGGCAAGAGATGTAGCTGACCAATCTTGATCTGTTGCACCACGCACCAAACTAAATGGCCTAAAATTTTCGTGTGTACAAATAACTGTATCTGCACTTTGTGTATAATATAATTTGTTAATATTAAAATCTGTTACGTTGTATAAAGTACCTACACCATAATCTAGATAATCATCTCCGGTTCCATTTATATTTGTTAGTAGTTGTTGGTTTTTATAAAACCTAAATCTAATCTTAGCATTAGGCATATTTGTTATAGTAGCTGATGCAACTACCATAAAGTTAGATGATGTACTAAATTCAAATGGGATCAGCATATGTCCATTTTGTGGATTGTCTGATGTAATATCCTGGATAAACTTTAGTCCTGGTCTACGACTAAAACCACCTTGAGGTTCAAAGATAACATTAGTAGCCTCTGATACACTTGAGTAGTATTGCTGTAGATCTATCCTTCCTCTTAATAAAGGATCTATTTCTCCAACAGTAAATGATGCCTGGTATTGCTGTACTCTACTCATCTCACATCAGTAAGCAGATAATCCCCAATAACACCAGGTGTCTGCCCCCCACTATCAATTGCACAAGCCTGTCTAAAAAATCCACCACGCAGATTTTCTGTTGCTGTTCCTAACGCAACTGTTCTCCAATACTCAGCTTTAGTTGTTTGATCTGTAATTGCCTCTGCCATATGCCAGGCTAATTGATATGCTAATAAGGTAACAAAGTAAGTAGGCATAGATCCTTCACTTACTATCTTTTGATAATCTATATGTATTTCTGTAGATCCTGTCATTAAGACAGCTCCACCTTGAGAGCTCTGATTTATTTCCCAATTTTGTAGTAGAGCTCCTCCTGGAGTAGCTGTAGATCTAACAGCCTCCGGTACACCGGTTACCATATCGTTAGGTAACAAGTATTGATAGGTCCACTCAGAATTTGGTGTAACTGTATCTCTAGCTAATTGTTGTTTAGCTATGGTAAAACTCCAACGATACATACCTAATGTAGATAGCTTTACCTCTTTGTAGAGCTGTTTAGATATTGATGCCTGTGGAGTACCATCAGCAAAAGAGGTTATTGTTTCTGCACCCAGGAACAAAAGAGCTTTGTTAGTTATGCTTACATCTGTATCTCCGGCTGCCATACAATTCCTTTCTTTTAAATCTTAGATGGCGAGGAGAGAAACAAAACCCTCGCCATCCAAGTTGTTATCATAGCTTAGTCAGTATCTGTCTGAGCTATTGTTGTTCCATCACTAAGGTCAACTACGTTACTAGCATTACTCACAACTGTGTGAATTGATGCAGTAAGTGTTCCACCTGTAGATGCGTTTACGAATATGATATCGCCCACAGAAACATCCTGTGCAACATCATTCATATAGCCGGAGGCTCGTACTGTTGCCTGGCTATCTGTCGTAGTATAGGAGAACATCTGAGGAGCTGTGCCCTTCTTTGATTGTCCACCTATTGGATTCCATTGTTTACGATCAAAAGCCATAATTAAGCCTCCCTACAAATTACATCTACAAGACCATCAGTATCAATAACTACTGATCCCATAGAAAGTTTACTCGTTACGAGGAACGATGTCTTTTCTGCAATGTAATTTACCTCCGTTGAAGGAGCTATTCCTACTGCCACACCAAGAGCTGATTGGTGGAAAGCAAAGCAAGTACGATCACTAGATCCACTTAGAGCCAAGCCTCCTTCATCCCTATCGCCCAGGATATGAAAGGTAAATCCCATCATAGTATTTACTGTTCCTTGTACTAAAGCCTGGATAGTCTGAAAATCAGAACTAATTGCTCTCTCATCTGAGAGTAGTCCGGCCAAAGTATTTGCGTGAATAATCATATGACGATTTTGCGATGGCACGTTTTTCTTGTCCAACTGCTTTTTCGCCTCAATGATTTTTCCTACGTTCAAGTTTGATGCTGCTGCTGTTCCGGATGTAACAACTGTATTAGCTACACTTGATCCGGCAGTAGCTGTAGACAATGCATCTAACATAATCTGATCTTGTCTACGGCCTATTGCGTTACCAACAACTGCTGCTAACTCTCGCCTCTCATCAAAGTTGATTTTTTGTTGCAAAAAGATATCTGAATATTCTGCTGCCACATAATCTGTGAGGCTACAGGATACAGAACTAAATGCAGTATTTAGTGGAACTACATCAGTAGCCGGTGTTCTCACACTAGCTTGTCCTTTTCCCACCTTGGGAAAGTTTACTGTAGATCCAACTACACCGGTTCTTGTTCTCGCTGCTCCTTGCAAAACTGCACTAGACTGATATGCCTGGTGTACTTCTGCATCAAACAGTTGAACAAATGCCGGAGATAGATTTGCTTGAGTGGTCATACTAACCTCCTATTACTCAATTGTTTTATAAGCGAGGTTAGTTGTCCTGGTATCCAGGGCTGCCTCTACATAATCCTATATGCATTGACAGATTTGATCTGTAACAGAATGGCAGTTTATAAGCCTGTTATCATTCAATGTAATAAATATCATACAATCTGTGCCTTGTATACTAAAAAAATACAATATGTGGTATTGTAACATTTTGTAACAATATGAGATTGGTGGGCCATTTTACATCCGGCCCTAGATGGATACTAAACAGGTAATGCTACAGGTCCTTTGTAAAGGCTCTCTGTGTGTGAATTATGCCTAGCGATCAAGACTTGTTATATCTTTTAACATACTCCTGTTCAACCCCCCTGGTATAGTTTGCATCTACACCATAACGAGGATCTGCCATAGATCTAGACATTTTCTCTTTAAATTCTGTTTCACTTTCCATACCTTCCGGAGCTGCTGCTGTTGGTATTGGGGCCATATCTCCTTGCATTGTTCTTAACTTAACAAGGATCCTCTGAGCCTCCGGAGTACCTCCCATAATATCTAGCTCTTCTCTTTCACTATCTGAAAGTATACCTTTACGAACTAGACCATCTGCCCATTGAATATTAGATCTAATAATATTATCAGCATCCGGTCCAAGATCTGCTTTCATATCAGCTACTACTTCATCCTGGTTTTCTACATTAGATTGAGTAATGTCCATAACCTTAGATGCTAGATCATCAAATGCACCCTGGGAGATCTGATGATCCTTTGCCCAGGATAAAAATGTCTGAGCAATAGGCTCTTCTAGATTTACCCCTTTTTCTTCAAGGATGAGTGTTTCGTACTCGCCATCTTCCGGTGCTTTGTGTTTACCTTGGGAGATGAGTTTCCTCTGATGATTATAGCTCTCAGCGAATTTTTCCAGGTCCGGACCATCTTTATCCCAAAAGTTTTGAGGGAACCAATCCGGTCTATCAAACTCTTCATCATCCTCTGTATTGCTATCTTCATCTTCTGCAAGATGTGGGATGCTTTTCTCTTCATTTTCCTCAACATTACTTACTCCTTTGTTATCTGTCAGAGGAGATGTAATACTAGGATCTTCAGTTACTGTTTCCTCTACAGTAGCATTATTATTTACTTGGTTCATTTGCTCTCCTTATACGTTGCTCTATTTCACGAACTATTGAGTTTTGGCCTTCTCTAGAATAACCTATGGATGCCTCTGCACCTGGTATCCAGGATGGTTGTTCTATAGTAACCTTTCTCAAATACTCTAATACCTTTTTACCATCTTTTGTATCAAATGTCTTTTTAAAAGAAATATCTAATCCTAGCTCTTGATCTCTGTTAGATACTCTTAATGTTTCTACATTTGAATTAACTCCATCCCATCCAGGAGAGTTAATATCTCTAATCTTATCTGCCTGGTTCCTCATCCTTGTACCTCGCCTTCTTCAACCGGTGGAGCTCCTCCTTCTTGTTGGTTCATCTGAGCTCCTTGCATTTGCCCCATAGCCTGGGCCTGTTGCTGCATCTGTTCCATTAAGGCTTGTTTCTCTTCCGGTGTGTTTCTTAACCTAGCATCTATTCCCATCTGATCCAGGATATAATCAGCAATAGCATCTGTCTTTAGAGCCATCATTCCACTAGCTCCTAATCCTTGTGCTATTTGCATATACTGAAATAATGGTTGTAGTTTGCCCATATTACTTGCCATAGCTAATTCAGATACAGGCTGAATAGTAACCTGTAGTCCATCAATCTTTAATGGGAGCTCTATCATTCCCATTTCATCCATTAGCTGTAGTGTTCTTCTAACAATTGGAAACATTGTTTCATTGATCAATCTTCCAAAAGCAGATCCCAGGTTCTGAGATAGATCAGACATCCTGGCCTGGATCTCTAATGCTGTTCTTGGATTTCCTGTTTCCGGTGGTAGTCCTTCATCTAACAATGCTTTTTTAACAGACATTCTTAATGTGTTTGCATTTATCTCTGATAGCTGTGGATCTCCGGATCTAGGTAATGGTGCAAGACTAGGACCTCTACCACCTCCGTTACTTGACACACCTATGATAGCACCAGGCTGTATCTTAATTGTCTGAGGATTTAGAACACCATCATCTACTGCTGTAAACACACCACCAATACTTAGTGATGCATTTTTAAGAGTGAGCTCCATAACTTTATTTAAAGATTTGATATCCGGTAAAGCATACAGGCAAGGACCTCTTCCATAAACTTCTCCGGCTACTGTCATATACCTGGACACTACAAAAGGCATTGACTTTAATTTTCTATCAACGATCTTAAAATCTAACTCCATAGTTTGTAAGCAGTAATAAACTTGATTATCTTTTTTGTATGATACCTCTAGCAGCTCTACATTTGATTGTGGTTTTTCTTTATACTTATCTGCTAATTCTTTTGGAATTTTAGCATCCGGATATTCTTGCTGTATTACCTCAAAAGGTCTTTTAAATTTTCTGTATACATAACCAACACCACCATCCGGTCCTTCATCAAAAGATATTTGATAAAGTGGTATTGATGTATATTTGATTGGAACATCTCCTGTTCCTGGTTGGATCAGCATACAGGCTGTGCCTACTGCTAGATCTAAAAGAAACTCTCCCAGGGCAAGATCAAATCCGGATTGCCTCATTACAGAAAACATTTTATCTGCGTAGAGATCTAAAACTTGCTGTGCCTGGATCTTGTTGTCCGGTGGCACATCTTCCCCTGGCATCAACCTACACCAATTTTGTTGGGGAGGAAAAAGGGCAGATTGAATTTTATTAGCAAATCTTGATGTAGAGTGCATAGCTGTACTATCAAACACTCTTTTCATTTTATCTTGGCCTGGTGTACTATCCATCTCATAGTAACCATCATAAAGATTTCTCATAGGTAGGCAGAACTCATATGCCTCTTCGTATATGGTTCTCCATTGCTCTTTTCTAGCTTGAGCTATTTTATATCTTTTTTTTATTTCTTTTGGATTTAACACTACTTCCCTACTTTCTTCATTGCATTAGTATGAGCACGAGAAAACGACAATCCTCTTTTCATCAACATTCTCATTTCCCTCATATGTTTGGGAGTATGATGTTTCTTATGTTTGTTAAGTGTACTCTCTTGTCTTTTTGTTAATTCCTTTTTACTCATAACTATGCCTTATGCCTATTTGCAAAATTCCTGGCAGCCTCTTTAGATCCAAATCCCCAGGCCTTTAGTGATAATGCTAACCTGGTGGGCCTACCTTTTTCATCCTTCATAGGGCCATCCATTCCACCAAAACGAGCTGCAAAACTAACCTTACGTTTAAAATCCTTACTATCTTTTGGTGGAGTTTTTTTAACAGGAGGTTTTAAATTAGATCCTTCTGTTTTATTAAAATGCTTTCTTCCGGCTGCATTTAATCCACCACTAGGATTTTGATGTTTCTTAGCCACCATAGGACTTAGCCTTGCTCTGATTTTTTTTGGTTCCGTATTTCTTCCCCATCTTTTTTTTCAGAGCTTTCTTTTTGCTGTTGTTGTCCTTCATCCCTTTCATCGTTTTTGATCCGTACATCATCCCTCCATTTTGGATTGCGTAACCATTGCCTGGTCATTATTATTATCCTTGATCTCTAGGATTTCTATCTGCACCAAGAGTTTTCTGTGTGGCTGAATTTTGATTACTCTGCCCCATAGTTTCAAACCTTGCTGCTGTCATTAACAATCTCTTGCCACCACCTCTACGAGCTTTACGTCTAGCAGAGATCTGCCTTCTTTCGTTTCTTTCTCGTTCTTCAGCAGCTTTTTCTCGTCTGCTTAAACTCTCATCCACTACCGGTGGTGGTGGTGGTGGAGGAGAAGGTCTACTAAAAATTCCACCCATCTATTTCTCCTTATCATAATATTTTGCAAACATTATATAATCATCTCCAAGGATACCATATTTGCGTAAAATACCCTCTTCTATGAATTTACACGATTTCGCCCATTTCACAGCACGAATATTTCTAGAACAAACTGTGAACTGTAGCCTGTTTAATTGCATTATGTTCGCAACATATTCAAAAAACTGTAGTGATACTTTGTGAAATACCATAGCTTTTCTATTAATGTGTTTACTTGGGATTAAAAAAAATTCTGCATTACCTTTCCATAACTGATAAAATCCAAAGATTGCATAGATCGTACCTTCTGATAATCCTGTGTATGCTAACCCTCGTTGAGTATAGCCGGATAAGTAATGTCCATAATCCGGAAAATGTTTTTTATATTCCTCATCAAAAGGATTTAGATCTAGCATATGATAATGCACAGGATCAAAAGTAACTATCTTGTCCGGCTCTTTTAAGAATGGACAATAATCTTTTTTAAAATTATCAAGAGAAAACATCAAAATCTAAAACCTTTGCATTTGTTTGTGAGTTAAAATTACCGGCCCTTCTTACCATCTGTGTATGTTCTCCACCTCCCAGGAGAGCATAACCAAATGCATCTCCAATATGAGAATGGTTATTTTTTACCGGACTATCTTTGTAGACCTCTGTTCCGGATCCTTTCATCACTCGTTGAAAATGATAACCACCATTAAGAGCTTTGATTAATTGTTTGCAGCTCTTGTTAACTAGCAAACCTGGTTTACCATTGATTAGCCTAGTCATAGGAATAGCACCGGCCTCTCTCCTGGTTTTAAATTCATTAGTGATTGTTGGCCTTGCCAGGATCCCATTTGCATTTAAATGTTGGAAGGCAGTTGTTTCGTAGATCTGATCTCTTTGGTTACCGGCCGGATCTCCCCATACGTTAAACTTATAACCAGGGAAGTACATCTCCATCTCTGATTTAAGCATTGATACAAATCTATTTAGGCCAATATCAAAAGTTACTAATTCGTGTAGTATGTGCCATCTGCCATTTTTAACCTTCTGACAAAACACAGCAGCCGGAGTTAATCCAAAATCCAGGCCTACTTGTACAGGATACTTTGGATCCGGTTCTAATTCTGCGATCATACTCTGTGGTTCAAATTCGTGCCAAACTGATTTACCTTCTCTAACGAATGTATAATCTGCCTGGGCATAACACTTGATCCAATCTAACTGCTTACCGGCTGTGAGCTGTTCGTAATATCCATCCGGTAAGTTCTTGAGGTTTTCTGCTTTTGGATTTGTTTTCCACCACCTACCGGCAGCAAAGTAATATCCCTGGGCCTCCGGCATATCCTGGGGCACTTGCGAATGTGGGATCTCTAATATGCCAGGTGGTTGTCTAAAAAATTTCCAGGAGAATTTTCCTTTTGGTTTTTCTTTCTCTGCATACCTGTAGTACCAATGATCATCATCCATACTATTCGTATCAAGTATTATCCCATACTGACTAGGCCCTCCATCACTCTGCGTAGGATATCTCCCTACCCTGTGTGATAATCCCTCTATAATTTGAACAGGGAGCTCCCTGGCCTCATTGATCCAGGCTCCGGTTAATTCTAATGAGAGCAACTTCCTTGTATCTTTAGGATCATCTAGAGCCAGGAAGATAACCTCCATATCTACACCGGCAGCTCCTTCTCTTGCCGGTAACTTGATGTGGTGTGTGATAGGAGGAGAATATTTCACATTACCCCAATAGTGTTCCGGCAAGAGTTCCAACCAGGTTTTTAATGTAGTCGTTCTCAACATAGGATGAGTGTTTCTAACAATTGCAAACCTGGAATATTTTATGCCATCTCTTGGACTAGGTTTCTGTGCCAGGGCCATTCTAAAAATTTCTGCACAACACCCATAACTCTTTCCGGATCCAACCGGACCCATAACTCCTCTTATGAAGGCCTTATCATTTAAGAAAGAGGCCATTGTTGGGGAGTTACTAAAATCAAACTTTAGAGTGGAAGGAGTGTTTAAAATTTTTTTTTCCTGGTCCATTGCCTATACTCCAAAAAAATGAGCCGGATATCTTAGATACTCTAACCATTCAACTATCAAGATACCGGCCAATAAGATTACTATTACTGTGTGGTACAAATTCCATAAGACCTCGTACCTATTTTCCTTTATGGATTTAATTAACCTTCTCTTCATAACAAACTCTTCTGTCTAGGATCTACAGGATCCCACGCAAAATAATAGAGCTCGTTAGTAGAGCCGGTAAACTTATCCGGAATATTGGCTATCCTTACAGGCTTATCTAATCTACTATTAGCGACAATCATATGCCGGTCCTGGTAGACGATTTTAAGGTCTTTATTTTTTTCTTTTGCCTTTGCTATGTACTTTCCCTGGATTGGGGCCAGGTTGTTCCATAGTGTCTTTATTTTCTTCTGTATCATTTGCTTTCCTTTCTTCCGGCATAACCATTTCAATAGAAACAACAGCCGGTTTTTCTCCATCCTTCTCCTGGTCCAACAATCCGGAAGATTTAGCCAGGAGCTGCATAATCCTAACTTTATCTACCATATCAATTTCAATTATATCGCCATTCTTAGTAGGAGTGATTTTTACCTTCTTAATGGAGTTTAGAGCACCCTCAGAGATGTCTTTAACATCCTTGAGGTGTGTCGTACCATTTTCCCAGGTAACGATGTCTGTGATCTTCGCAGAGGCAATTTGGAGCATAACCCTCGCCAGGTCATCCCTATTGTCATAGATAATCTGAGATCCTCTTAATCTTTTCTGAAGATCTCCTATCCCTCCAAATCTACCTACAGGTGGTACTACTCTATTTCCCATAATACCAACTTACTACAAAGGATCGTTGTTGTCTTTTGGTTTTTTAGGAAACAAGGTTAGCCATACCTCGCCTTTGTTATCCGGCAATGGCAGTACCTCTAACTTGATCCTGGTCTTTTTACCTTCTTCTACAAAGGCAACCCCACAATTCAACCACTTTGGTTTCTCTTGGCCTTCAATGTCCTTGGCCTGGGATACGTCATATACTTTTTTCATTTCTTACTCCTTAGTTTTCGTTTTGATGAATATGGGAAAAAATTTTTGTGCTTTACCCACAATATACACAGAGAGCAAAAAGGGGGATCGCAACCTTGTCTAAATAAATAATTTCTCTGTGTGTGGCCTACAGATACAAATCCCATAGGTTCCTTTGCGTTTTGTATAAATGATCTTCTCTCTTCCATTATTTTAATCTCATCCTTGCTGCCATATGGCTAATGATCTGCTGTGCATCCTTTGGTTTCTCCTTATTCTTCTTCCTGGATACAAAGTACTGCAATGATTTAATAGGCTCTGCCTGTTGGTTCCTCTTCCATTGCAACATCTTCTTAGCATCAACCAGGAAAGTATCCTTGGTATATCCAAGTTGTAATAGATCCTTGGCTATTGCTATCTGCCTCATATCATATTGCCATTCAGATCCCCATAGCTCGTAGATCATTTGCTTGTATGAATTACATATACTTCTACATTCATTTTCATCTATAGATATATTATTAGTTATATCACTAGAGTTATTCACTAGCTGTGCCTTGTATTCCTTTTTAAGGTCCACCTTGTTAATACTCTCATTACTAGCTGTAGCTTGTACAATCTCCACCTTGTTATCCTCTGATTTATCCACAGGATCCCTGGCCTTCTGCCTCTTAGATTTATATGTATCTTGGTGTAGCATTGCCATTGTATTCTCTGCTATCTCACTCTCTAGTTTGGGATCTCTATCCTTTGCCGGTTGTTTAACAATGGCATCCTGGTAGCTCATCCTTGGATCATATATAACTCTCCACAGAGCTCCCTTCCTTCCATACTTTCTTCTGATATCTGCATTGCGTAGTTTCTCCAGGTAACCATAATCTTTTAACCTGGTCATATGCTGAGAGATAGCTTGTTGGCTGCTGCCTAGTATCCTGGATATGGTAGCCTGGTTAACAAAGAATACTCCGGTCCAAGAGTTTGCGTGGGCACAGCAAATAGCGAAACATCTAAACGTCATAGGATACTGATTAAATCTTTCATCTCCATATGCTCTAGCCGGTAAAACCATATGGCCTCCTGGACATTGGTATTTGCCTACCGGTGGATCTCTTACAGGATCCGGAGTTAAATTACTTTTTTCCATTAAGATAGTCTACTATTCTACCAACAAGATCTCTGAGCTCCGGATCTGTTTTAATCTTCTCATTAATTTTATTGTTACCATAAATAATTGTAGTGTGATCCCTGGATAGGATGTGCCCTATCTTTGGATATGAATAACCTGTGAGCTGCACAGATAAGAAACAAACAATATGCCTGGCCTCTACCCAGGTAGGTTCCCTACGTTCAGATAAGATTTGATCCGGTGTTATTCCTGTAAACTGTCCGGTGGTAACAACGATATCTCTGATCTTAAATCCTTGCTTGAGATCACTAAGATTTTCAATGCCGGATGCAGAGCTGCCACTAGCTTTATCTTCAGCCTGTAGGTTTCTGTTTTGAACCCCTTTACTTCCACCAGGACATAACATCCTTTCTGATTTAGTGGTCCTTCCTGGCTTAGATCCAGGTAACGAAAGTCTGCGTTGTAATAACATATGTGCCTCCCATTAATTTCGCATTTAATTTTTGGATGAAACTCTAGCTGTGATATCTCGCCTTGTTCCAACCTTGGTTTTAGATGTGTCCAATAATAGGCAGCCTCAGATTTGCTATCAAAGATAACTCCATCTAACTTTACTTTCTTGTTGTTGTATTTACTTTTCATTCATCCTCACAGATCTAATAGCCTGGTCCAGGTTTGTTGTTGCCGGTGGATCCAATGCCTTCTTGTATCCATCAACAAAATTTTCCAACAGCTCCTGGATCATACTTGCCTGGGATCTGCGTTTACTTTTACAGATCTTGTTGAACTCATCCCTCAATGGGATAGGTATCCTCACAAAAAGTGATACCAATTCTTCCTGGTTTTCTGCCACTTTTATATCTCCTGTTAAATTTATATCATTTAGCTATTGTAAATATATCATTAGGATATATATTAGATAGTGAAAATGTTACGAACATAATACAAACAACTTACAGGAGGTTCATATGTATATATTTTCAACAGACCACAGAGTAAACGAGGTTAGATGTGCTGACCATAATAAGACCGGCAGAAATTGGAGAGTTAAATTGGTATTCAAAGGCGATAAGTATGGCCTGGATAACTGCCTTACTCACGATGAGGATGAGCCAATGGTAGAGTTCTATGATCTACATTATCCGGAAACATTTGGAACAGATGGTAATTTTGTTTCCAGGTATAACCTTGGCACTATCTTGTTTGAAGGCTGTGCTCTTTCCAGGTCAGAGCTGATGAACGCAGATGAGAGAGATCCGGAGTATGGTATTGATCTGCAAGGCGATGTTGATGGATGGAAGATGTCTGCTGATTGTCTTAATGAGGTATTGGAACAGATCAAAATCTTCTACATTAAAAATCAGTTAGCTCCTTCATATTCCCCAAAAGAATTTTTTAGTTTTGCCAATGCTAACTAATAACATCTTGTAATATGAACATAATAAGATTATATTAAATACAAAGGAGAAACATAATATGAAAAAAGCTAATGCAGTAATCAGAGTAAGTACTGATAAACAGGATAGCAACAATCAAAAGTTTGCTATCACAAGAGCTCATCCGGATACTGAGTTTACTTGGTTTGTTGAGGATGATGTATCCGGTGGATTGTCCTGGGATAAAAGACCTGTACTCCTGGATGCAATAAGATCTTCCAGGAAAAATAAAATACCATTGGTAGTTTATTCTTTATCCAGGTTAGGAAGAACATCTGAGATCGCTACCTTTTGGGAACAGAACGTAGCCAATAAAAAGATCCAGGTATCTGTAGTAGATATGCCACAGCTAGATGACAAGATGGTAGGTGGTATTGCCTGGATAAATTCTATGGAGAGAAAGGTTATCTCTGAAAGAACTAAGGTAGCTATGTCTAGGATCAAAGAAGAGATAGCTCTTAATGGATCATACAAGACCAAGGAAGGCAATGTAATTACTAGCCTTGGTGGAACATCCAATAAGAAGGCAAGTGCTGTAGGCAATGCTCAGATCCAGGCCAACGCAGATAAGTTTGCATCCAATGTATTACCTTTGATCCAATCATTGAAGGACCAGGGATTATCTTTGAAGGCAATAGCTGAAGAGTTAAATGAAAGACAGATTAAAACTAGAAGAGATACTGAGTGGTATGCCTCTTCTGTTTCCAACATATTAAGGAGGGCAGCATAATGAGATGGACTATAAAAGATATCCTGGTAGGGATAGTTGAGATGGTTGCGATGGTAGGATTGTTCGCAGCCATTTATTTATTTGCAGTAATGATGTGTGCAATTAGTGATAAGTGTGCAGCATATTATGGAATGATACCAGGAGGATCAATATGATAACGAGTAAGTTTACAAAGCTAGGAATGGATCTATCATCATCAGAGATAGCTGATATTGTCCTGGGAGAAACTGCCTTTAGCAGTTGTCATAAAGTTTATGACCAACATTTAATGGCAGTAAAAGATGTAGAGGTTATGTCTGAGAGAAGAACCACACCGGCTATGATCAGAGGTTTATTCCTGGAAGGATCTGTAGCTGATTGGTTTTATTATCTGCTATGCCAGGAGGTAAAGGATCTTGATATTACTATTGAGATGTTAGATCCCCAGGATGCATCCAGGCCACAGGATTATAATCCGGACCTGGCTAAGTATGGACTAGGTGCTAGTGTAGATAGGATCCTGGTATGTAGTGACGATGTTACAGTAGTTGTAGCCGGATTTACTTTCCATCTAAAAAAGGGAAAAAATATCCTGGAGATTAAGACAGACTACTACCACACCGGCAAGTGTAAACCGGAGTGGCAGATCCAGGTACAGCATCAGATGATCTGCACCGGTACTCAATGTGGGATCATTGTATGTAAGGATCAGACCGGTAAGTTAAACATCTATCAATCCAACATCAATGAGAAGATGTGTAAGTTGATAATGAAAAAGGCAGAGGACTTTTGGAGGAGGATAGATGATGAGGATCCTTATCCACCTATCATTAAACAGGAGGACCAGGGCCTCAGATCTAAAGCCTTGGATGAAACTATACTCAAGAAAACTAATCAAGATGTAGTGCAGCTCACAGAGGACTACCTGGTAGCCTCAGTTGAGGAGAGGAAGTGGAAGAAAACTAAGGACAAGTTAAAGGAAGATCTATCTGATGTTCTTGATAGCCTGGACCTAGACGTTCTTACAATACCAGGACAATTCCAAATAAAATCTCATTACTCTGAGGTGGAAAAATATACTATTGAAAAGAAACCTACCGGAGTTATGAGAGAACAACATTCATTTACAGTAAAGGAGATAAAGGATGAATAAAATTATTACAACGTCAGCAGAAGGACTAGCTATGTATATGAACTTGGCAGAGAAACTATCCAAGGCAGAGCTTGTTCCTAATCAGTACAGAGGTAAACCTAATAACATATTGGTAGCTATCCAATGGGGAATGGAGCTAGGCCTTACACCTATGAGAGCTCTACAATCTATCGCTATAATAAATGGTAAGGCATCTATCTATGGAGATGAATTGCTAGGCCTGGTTAAATCTCATCCGGCCTTCAGAGGATGTGAAGAAAAGGTAAAGGATGATGTAGCTACCTGTACTATCAAGAGAGATGTAGCCGGAGAGATGGAGGTTACTGAGAGAACCTTTAGTAAGGATGATGCAATTAAATCTAAACTGTGGGGCAAGGCCGGACCCTGGCAGCAGTATCCGGATCGTATGTTACAGATGAGAGCTAGAGGCTTTGCAATTCGTGATGCATTTCCGGATGCCATCAAGGGGATAATCACTTATGAGGAGTTAAGAGATTACCCCCAAGAGGCACAGGGAGGAAATATTAAAGTAGCTGTAACACCTAGTGATGCAGAGGATCTAGATGCATTGGCCAACAAACTTGAGGCTCCTGTTCTTGAGGATCAATCCTCAGAGAAACTCACACAGGAATTATTCATACCAGGAAAGGAAAGCAAAACCTTTGATAATGAACACACCTGGTGTGATGAGTTTGCTCAAATCTTGATAAGTGTAACACAGGTATCTCATTGGACCTATGAAACAAAGAAGGAAAAAGTAGACACATTCGTAAAAGCAAACAGCAATGTTCTTGCAAACGTACAGGATCAAGATCTTAAAAAAGAAATAACAGAGAAGATCCATAAGTTTTATGAATACATAGAACAAGAGGAGCACCACGCACAGGAAAGCCTCAATGCTATGGCTGATGAAATGGATAGTAGAGGAGAGCCGGATGAATAGACAAGGCCTTACACCACAGCAGCACCAGGTATATCAGTACATCAGATCTTACTACACAGAGTATGGTTACTTTCCTACACAGCGAGAGATAGCCATAGGTAAGTTAGATGGAGAACAGGTTATACCTCACAGAAAATCTCCGGCTAGTATACATAGAATAGTAAACACCCTGGTGGAGAAAGGATGGTTATATAAAACACCAGGCAATGCTAGAGCACTAGAGTTTGTTTAGACCGGAGCTACTATTGGTTCATTGTATTCTGATCTTGCATCAAAGGATGGACAATCCTTATCTGCAAAATCTCTATGACCATAGACCATAATGTTAGGATACTCTTCTTTGATATCCTCAATGAGATCTTCCAGGGCAATGCGTTGTGCATCTGTCCTGGTATCTTTTGATTTCATATCTTTATCTACACCACCTATGTAACAGATACCTATGTTGTGGTTCTCTCCAATTGTGTGAGCTCCACTTGTACCAACAGCTCTACCTTTATGGATAGATCCATCTAGCTCTATTACAAAATGATATCCAATATCTCTCCATCCATTATCCTCAACGTGCCACCTTTTGATCTCAGATGTTTTAACATCCCTACCTTCCGGTGTAGCTGAACAATGAACAATGATCTTATCAATAGACCTAGCCATATTAATTACTCGTTACTGACTTACTCTTCTCTTTCTTTTGTCCGGATAGATCCTGTTGTCCTGGTGTAGTATCCGGTGCAGATCCTACTGCTGACATCAATGGTCTATCACTAGCCGGTTGTGTTCCTTTGTCCGGCTTGTATCTAACAATACCTCTTGAGGATTTACCTACCCTATTCTTTTTAACAATAACTTTACTGATTGATTTACCAACGATGGATCCAATAACGTCAGCCTCCAGGCCTTTACCTGTTCCGGCCTTGGCTAGATCTTTTGAGATCTGCCTAGCTAACTCTTCTCCTGTTGTACCTTTAGGTATTGATGTACCTTTCTTCTTTGGAGGTGCAGAACTCTTCGCCTCCGTTTGTTGTCCTATAGACTTTATTTCTTCAGCCATAACTTATCCTTTCTTTTTTGTTCTAACTAAATCTGCATCAGCCTTTCTAACTGTTGCCTTACCTTTTGCGTGAGCTTTTAATCTTGCCACTCCCCAACTGTAAGCTGATTGTCCAGGCCTGGACCCACTACTATAGAAGGCCCCCATACCACGTTTCATTATCTTGTCTGCTTTCTCTTTACCAAACATCTTTCTATATTTTTCCGGAGCTGCCATTATGCTTTGTCCTTTGCTCTAGCCTTTGAGATCCTATCCATCTCCTCCGGTGTTAGTGTTCCATCCTTATACTGTTGAGCTGTAGATACTAGCTCAGACATTCTTAGTCTTTTATTCTTAGATCCGGATACATATTTCTTTGGAACCTTTGTACCTTTTACTTTAGCTACAGGTTTAAATCTTTTACTGCCTGTGTTTTTCTTTTTCTTCATCATATCTCTAACCTCATCAGCTCCTCGCTGTGTAGGTTTGAGAACGAAACCAATAAGTTTGGAAAATTTTTTATCATTCTTTTCTGCCATTACTTATTTATCCTATCTATAAAATTATATATCCTTCCAATCTGCTTATCTATATTTAACAATTCATTCTGCATCATACTAACTAATGTTTGTAACTCTACTAGTGTTACTAATACCCAGGTTGATATGCCCATAAGAACTGCACCAACAAAAGGTATTAACAAATTTTGTTTCATTACTTTTTCATATTCTCCCTGGCTACACCTTTACTCTTCTCCCAGGATCTCATTCCGGACAATCCTAATAATGCCATTGTTAAACTGATTAATCCCTCAGTATTAATATCCGGCATAGGATAATCTGATCCTGTAATAAGAAGGATCCAATGTAACAATGGTTGTAGGAAGAAGGACCACCCTAGACCTAGAGCACAGATCCACATTATGGAGGGCCTAGCTCCGGCCACAAATAAGGAAGGATGTTTGGATTGTTCTAGGTTTACCTGGATCTGTCCGTTGTCCAGGGCAATCATTTCTTTTTTTAATTCGTGATTTAGTTTTCGCTTGAGATCTTTATCCTCAACAAATTTGTCCA